GCAGGAGCGTTGCGAGCGCGGCCTTTTTGCTCTCGCCGTCCTCCAATACCTCGCAGATGAGATTGAACGGGTTAGTCCCCGATACGTCGGGCAAGTCGCTCAAACGCTTGCCGTTCTGAAAAGCCTCGATGATCTGTTCGAGGATAGCTTCTTGTGCTGCTGTCATAACTATTTGTTGTTTAAGAATTTGAAAACCGTTTTACCTTTCGTTGCGATGAACATCACCGACGATGCGGTATTCAGTCGCATTTTCTTCTGCTTACGGGATGCCGCCCATTGGCGCAACCGCCGCGATAGGGATATGAATACCGATGCGATCATACCTTTTCGACGTAAGTTCCAGCACCCCAATAGAGGTCGTGAGTGTTGAGAAAATCCGCATTCGGCGCAATCGCTTTTATCGCCATCGGCGACCAGTCGTTGAGAACTACCGGGGCGTCGGAAAACTCGTCGTCCTGATAGCATTTTACGCTCAATACGGCATCCACGCTGGAACTGCTGTATTTGGGCCTGATGTAGAGCGAGAACAGTGCGTCATTCGGCAGGCTGAACCCATTTGCGAGGCTTTCGATCTTGCCATGCGAGAGGATGCGCCCGCCGTTCATAAATTCGCTGATGTAACCTTGTCTTCCCATAGTTTGATGTTGTTTTAATTGAACCTGAAATTACCGTTTGCCGTGAGGCGGATCGACGAGAGCGTTACCAATCTGACCGTAGGCTCCGAAACTTTGATCTGAATCGTCTTGTAGAGGGCTACGTTACAGGTCGGGATGACATGGATGATGCTAATCCCGGCGGCGAGGATCGTGATACGCCCGTCGGGAGTTACCGATACGGCTTTGTCATCGCCGAGGAACAGCACATTCGGCTTAACACTTGCCGGAGCGAGCGTCGCGCGGATGAAATTCTCCGCCATATTGCCGACCAGCAGGCGCGAGGGGTATTCTACCGTCATCGCCGTAGGTACGAGGTTCAGCGGCTCCAATTCCGCAGCGGCGGCGATCACCTCCTCGCAATCCTCTTTCGCCTCAATCGCGGCGGCGGTGGCATTATTGGCATTCGTCGTCGCGGTATTGGCGGCGGTCGTAGCAGCCTGCGCCCTTTGCGCGGCATTATCGGCCGTCTGCGCTGCGGAGTTTGCCGCGCTGGTGGCATCGGTCGCATTTTTCGTCGCCGACTTCATCCCCTCGACGACCGACTGGATATATTCGAGCGACACCTTGACGCTCTTGTTGAATATATCGACGCCGATAGTCCACAGCCCTTTGAATGAGGTGCATTCGGGGAGTTCCGATATTTTCTTCTTTATCATATCCTTGTAGAGTTAAATTCTAAATACGATGAGGCCCTCTTCCGGCTCGGTTATCACGACATCCTTATCCTCGGTCGCCAATACGCAGTAATTACCGTCGGGCCGCGAATCGGGAAAGGTCAGGGTTACGGTGAACTCGCACCACACCCGCCCGTTGCGGCGAATATCGAATCGCGTTACCGTATTGCTCTTGTAGTAGCAATTATACTCCTCCAAAGCGTTGTCGTTGTATAATTTGCGTAATTCGGGTTTCAGCAGGGCGGTGAAAAGCGCATACCAGCGTTCCCAAAATTGAGCGATGCTATCGGCATAGATAAAGAGCTTCATCGCAACGTCTTTCGCCTTGTAGAAAACCGATTCTCCGTCATAGCTTACTCCGGGCCGATTGGTTACATCAATTTTCAGATTCTCGCGGACATTCGGGGCTTTCTGAATATTCCGATCCGTGCCGTCGAGGACATAGACCCCGAAGCGGGAAAAATCGACATCATCCATCTCGTAGCCGTTTTGCTTGAAGCCCGTCGGGGCTGTTGCATAGGGAGCTTGATTCAGCAGCGTATTGTACTCGTTCAGGCTCTCGATGTCCGTCTCATCGGTCGGATAGACGGGCGGAAAGTCATCGGCGAAATTCAGCGTGATTTTTCCGAGCTGGATTTTGGCGGACAATGCGGGATTGGTCAGAAGCCGCAGTTTGTAGGACTTGCCGAGTTCGGCGAAGTCGAAGATATGATACGCCCCATCGGAAAGCACCTCGAATAGATCGCTCGCGCTCAAAATATCGGTGATGCAAAACGGTATCGAGAATGTCTTGCTGTCGAGGATCGGATTAGAGAGATCTGTTTCCTCGCCGTCATATTCGGGCCATTCGGTGCTGTTCAGTTTTTTGAATGACGGCATCTGTACGAGTGCCTTGTACCCGTACTGCTCTACGAAGATGCCGTATTCGCTGAACGCATCCAGCCCGTCTATGAACAGCTTGCCTACCATAGGATTTTCGCGTTGTCCTGAACGATGTAACTCACCTCGGAATCCTTATCCTTTTCGACCTTGACGACCGCATATCCCGATGCCGCGACGGAGGCTTTTGCTCCGCACATTAGGAATAGCCGATTTCCGGCGGTTTCGCGGTATTTCAGCTCGGCGGTGGTATCTCCTATCAAAAAGACTTTCCGGGCCTCTGAAAGCGAGATTTTGCCGCAGTCGATATACACGCCGAAACGTTCCGGATGATATTTTTTGAATCGACGAAAAGTGGCGAGGCTGGGGAAGTTGTAGGTCGTGAGAAATTCGATACCTCGCGGAGAGAACATCAGCCCGATCAACTCCTCCAATGTCTCGTCGCCCTTGAACATGTCGCAGGCTTCGAGCTTGGCCGCCATTTCCTGCTGCCCGCTGTCGGCGCATTGGGCTTGGGCGGCATCTTTGGCCGCCCTCCATTCCCTCTGTATTCGTCTGATGAGTTCTTTCATTTTAGCTGCGGAGTTTTAATCCTTTCCGGTCAATATCATCGACCGTGTTTTTAATGTCCTTGATATTCTTATCAACCCTATCGAGTTTGTCGTTGGCGTCGGAGGTGTTCTTCTCGATGCCCGTCAGTTTATCGAGGACGGCATTGCTCGTGCGATTCAGGTCGTTCATGCCCTGCACGAGGGTATAGGTATGCCCCTGAATGGTCGTCAGGCGGGCGTTGTTCTCATCGACGCTATCCTGCGACGCGGTGGCGATACCCTTGCTCGTCCCCTCGCGTTCGACATCTCCCGTGAAATAGTTTTTGAGGCTATCGGACAGACCTTGATAGATCGCGTTGAACTCTTCTCCGACCTGATTGAGTTCTCCGGCAAATCCATTCATCGAACCGATCACGGCGTCGATGCCTTTGAACGAGCCGTCATTGCCGAACCATTCTTTTTTGTATCTGTCGAAAATGCCTCCGATGCGCTCCTCCAAATATTTCTGTACGAGCATCCTTTGCAGAACATCGGCGACAATATCATTGACCTTTTTGCGCCATGCCTCCATCGCATCCTCTCCCTGCTTGGCCGCTTCGAAGAAAGCATCTCCGAGTTCCGAGGCAAGGTCGGCGGCGGTATAGCCGATGATGTCTTCCAGCATCTCGTTGATGATGGCCGCCATCTCATGCGCAATTTCGCGGATTTGGTTTTCCCACTCTGCGATCTTGCCGTGGTCGGTCTTTTTCTTGCTCTGCTCCTCATTGATCTGTTTCTGAATGAGTATCTGCTGCTCGGCAAGATTTTCGAGCTGCTTGCGGCTTTCGTCGTATTTCTTCCCTCCGAGGGCTTTGTCGGCGGTGTAGGCGACCTTTGCATACGCATCGGCGATCTTCTCGACGGATTTATCGTAAACCTCGCTGTCATACCGCATCCGGGCGAACATCCGCGTCCATGCGTTGCCGTACTGCTGTGATGTGAGATGCAGCCTCAATACCTCCTGCGTGGTTTCGGCGTAGATGTCCCTCAATCTCTGCACGGCATCCCCGACGTTATTCTGCAATCGGACGGTATCGGCATTGTCGAGTTCCCATTGCAGTTGGTCGATACGGCGTTGCATGTTCTCGATTTCTTTCTGCTTGGCATCGTCGTCGTTGAAGAGGTTGGCGATAGCCGTAGCGACCTGCAAAGCCGCCGAAATGACGGCGAGAATGACCGATGCTTTCTCGATGGTCGATATAGAGGCGGCTCCGGCTGCTGCTGCGGCCGTTGCGCCCTGTGCCGTTGCATCGACGGTGGCTTCTACACCCTCGGCGACGCCTTTGCCGACATCTCCGATTGCATCCATGACGGTCGATGCGGCATCCAATACTGCGTCGATAGTATCGAGGGCCTTGCCGATGCCATTTGCGACATCATCGGAGAATATCGCCGCGAGGTTCTGCGCTTGGCCGCCGATGCCGGAAATCACGCCTCCGACAGCCCGCAGTTGCGTTGCGAAATTCTTGTAGGCAACGGTGATATTGTTCCGCGCGGATAAAGCCCGTTGTTCGGCCTGCGAGCTGCGCTCCGTCGCTTCGGCGACGCGGAATTTCGCCAATTTCAGGTTTTCTTCGGCTTCGCGGTACTTATCGCTGTCCTCCGTGAGAGTCCCCAAATCAATCTGCTCGCGGAGGGCCTGCTCGACGGCGAGGGCTTCGTTGTATTCCTGCTGTGCGGTCGTGATCCCATCCTGCGCGTCGTGCCATGCCTGCAATGCGGCGACGAACTCCGTTTTGGCGTTGCCTATGTCCTTGATCGACTTGTGCAGGGCGACAAAGGGGTTTCGGGAGGCGATTTCCTCCTCCATCTTGGTAATCGCTTCCTGATAGTCCTTGATCTCGGTTGCGCCCATCGAATCCTTGTTCGAGGCGAAATAAGCCTTGATCTTGTCGAGGTTGTATTGCAAAGTCGATAACGACTGCTTTCCGAGGTCGCCGAATACGCTCTCCCAGTTGATCGACTTCTTGAAATCCGCGGATTCCAATGCGGCAAATTCGGCGTTCATCTGCTTGATCGCGTTGTGCAGATATTCAGTCGGCATAGTGGATAGTTTCTTCGTCCATTCTCGATTGAGCTTTTCGATCCTCTGCTCGACCGTGCCGTATTCGTCGATCAGCGCGTCGGTGTATTTCCTGCGGATTTCGGCCTTTTCCCGCTCTCCCTGCTCGACGATTGCGGTATCGACCCGATTAAATTCCTCGGCGATTTGCTGGTTTTTGAGCAGTTCTTTGACGTAATCGTCGATAGTCATCTTGCCACGTGCGGAATTGGCCCATTTGACCTCTGTCGCGCCTTTCTGCGACATGTAGTATTGCTTCTCGGCATCCTGCCGAACCTTGGCGAGCTGGCGCAACTGATCCCGCCACGCATTACGCTTGCGCACGGTGTCAAGTTCTACCTGATTGAGTTCTTTGGCCTGCCCCTCCGCCATTGCATCAATCGTGTAGTCGGCGATCTCGCTATGCGCATCCTTGATATACTTCTTGACCGCTTTCTTCCATTCCTCGATGGATTTCTTTTGGGTGAGAGCCGCCTTTTTCGGGTCGAACTTGTCTTTGGACGGGTCGATATGAAAATCGAGATCGTTATCTTTCTTGAACTGCGACGCCTTTTCCTGTATCTCGCCCCATTGTTTTTTCCATTTTTCGTATTCTTCCTGCGCTTCATTTATGGCCTTTTGCGCTGCACGATTATCTCCGCGCTTTCCACGCCACCACTTGTTGAAATCGCCGTTTTCGGCCTTTGCCTTGACCTCTTGGAGCTTGATATACGCTTCGGTCGTTTTGGTCAGAAGAGCCTGTGCCTGTGCTTCGAGCATGAGCATTTCGCAATACTTCTCGCCCTTTTGCTTTAAGACGGTTTTCCATTCGGCAAGGGTTTTATAGTAGCCCATTGCCTCCCCGTATTTGGAGTTCAGCTCTTTGACGACTTCTTTCTCCTGCGCTTTTGTCCCCTTGAAGCTTTCGAGTTTGTTCTTATAGTTCTCGATCTCCATAGAAGCCTTGATGTAGGCTTCATTGCCTGCTTTGAGGATTTCCTGCTGCTCCTCGAACTCCTTATCGGCTTTCGATGACGCCTCAAACGCTTTCATCAGCCAATTTACGAGCGATCCCAAAAGCACGACCAATGCTCCGATACCGGTAGAAATGAGCGCGGCCCGCAGACCTTTCATCGCTACGGACATAGCTTTTGTAGCGACGGTTCCGGCGGTCGTCGCGGCGGTCTGTGCCGTTGTCGATGCGGTATTCGCCACTTGGGCGGCCGTTCCTCCTGCGGTGGCTGTATTATTGGCTGTCTGTGCCGCAGTATCGGCAGCCGTCGCCGTCGCATTGGCTACTTGTGCTGCGGTATTGATCTCGGTCGCGGCGGTTTCGGCGGCCTGCTCGACGGCACTCTGTCCCGTGAGCTTGTTCCACCACTCTTTGAGACCATTCAAGGTAACGAGGGTGAATGCTGAATCTTTATTGAGAGTTTGCTGTATCTGCTGCAATCCGATGGTAATAGCCATGAGGGATTGCACCTTGACCATGATCTTTTGCAAATCCTCATTCTCGCCCGCGAAAAGCGACATCGTACCCTGCGCTACGGAGAAAGCCCCTGCGACGCCTGAAAGTCCCGAAATAAGGCCCTGCATACCGCGCTGGTCATGGGCGAGGATCGTTGCCTGTGCGGTGGCGTCGGCCCATGCGTCGGTGAGTTTTCCCGCCTCTTCCTGCAAGGCGCGATACTGTGCCGTGCCGCGCTGTCCCGAATCCTCCATCATTACGAGTTCCTCCCGTAATTGCCTTAATCGGGTGCGGAGCGATACTTGGCTGTTGGCACTCTTCTCGGCTGCGGCAGCCTCTTTCTTCAACCGCTGTTCGGTCTGATAGAGTTCATCACCGACCTTTTCGGCTTCGGCAACGATTTTCTTGCGTAACGCTATATTCTCCTTGATCGCCGTCTGCTGTTGTTTGAGGGCATCGTATTCGGCCTGAATAGCGGGAGTTGCGGCCTGCCGTCCGAGATTCGAGATTTCGGAACCGAGCTGCCGATATTGTTCTTCCAACGCCAATACGGACGAGCGGTTGGTGTCGATTACTCGGTCGAGTTCGGCGTATGCTGTGTCGATGGTGGAAAGGGTTTGAGATGCGTTGCTGACAACGTCGATATTTAAGGTCGGGACATTGGCGAGCAGTTGAGAGATTTTGGAGGTCTCAACTTCAACATTAGAGGTCAATCCTGCGACTTTTCCCTCGATCTGTTCGATACCGGCATCGAAGCCGGACATATCTATCGCCGTGCCGAAACTTAATGCGCCGTCGTCGTTTTTCATACTCTTACAACTTCTTCATCATCTGTAAAATCCTTGAAATTTTCGGGGTCATTCGCGTCTTTTCTGCCATCGTAAAGTGGCGCATTACCATTCTCGGCTTTGTCGCCGGGCATCGGCATCGCACGGCTATACATGATCGCGTTTACATAGCTGATGTCGTATAAAGCGTATTTCTCTGTTACGCCGAGCGTCCTTGCGATTCCGAGAACGGTAGCCCAAATGCTGTCGTTTAGCCTTTTACCACTTCCTTTGTCGGTTTGAGGATATTCGCCTCTGACAGGGAAGTGGTAATAGCGAAAAAACTGCTGATCTCCATGTCTTGAAGCCGCTGTACTACGACATTGAACAGAACCGTAGGACGGACATTCTCTAAAATGGCTTTGGCGAGTTCTGCCCGCTTATCGACCTTGATTTTCTTCTTGCTCTTGCGCTTGATGAGACCGAACAAATAGCGTTTCTCCTGCACGACGACGCGCTCCTCGGTGAGGCTCTTCGCTCCGAGGATAAGCGTCGCCGCGATGTCGCCGAGAGGCCGGAAAAACCGCGCATGATGCAGTACGGAATTTACGATCTCGGTTTTCTCCACTTTCTCCACAATCGGGAGGGAGGCGATGAACTCCGAAACGACGATGAGCGTTGCGATAGACGGCGGCGCTATTTCGTAGGTGACACCCTCAATCTCGATATTCCCTACATTTCTTTCGAGTATGGCCGATGCGACGCGGCTTTCGATAGTAGTCTGTTCCATATTCTGAATAAAATTGCGGAGGGTGGAGGATTCGAACCTCCGAAGCCTGACGGCTTGCCTCGTTAGCGGTGAGGTGCATTCAGCCACTCTGCCAACCCTCCGGATTGCGGTTTCTCCTCCAACCGCAAAGGGCGTCTTTCCGCTTGTCAGCATCTTGCGATGTTATGCCCCTGCTTGCGCGGCCCAGTCTGCGGCCTTGACGCGGAACTTCTTGTAAAGCTCCCCGTCGGAGCAGGCGAGCACCTTGAACGTGAGATCGACATACGATCCTTCCTCCTCGGAGCTGCCCGGTCGGAACGAAACATGCGACCGACGAATCTTGATGCCGATAGCACCGATATTCTTGGGCGTGAGCTTCACGGAAAAGTCGTCCGATACGACGTTGGTCTTGACGGTCAGCTCGTCGCCGTCCTCCGAGACCTCTGCCCCGTTGAACATCTTTTCCTTGTCGAAGTCCATCTCCTTGACGCGGGTCGTCAGGGTAACGACCGGCTCGCCCTCCTCTTCGGCAACCACGATCCCGCCCGTTGCCGTTGCGGTCAGCGTTTCGCCGTCCTCGGTGGCAAGCGTCGTCGATTTGTCGTTGATCGTCCCTACATCGGTCAGAGTGGCGGCCATCGCCTCGTCGTCGCCGGTCTTGCCGACTTCGATTTTGCACTTCGACCACGACATGATGATTTTCTTTGCCATAATCCTATTCTGTTATGCGGTTAAACTTGATTCTTGCGTATATGAAATGCTGCTCTATTTCCTCGTTGCGCATCGTCGTCGGTGTCGTATCGGTTTCGAGCCAGTATTCCGTACCACCTGCGGTTTCTACGAATGCGAGAAGCAGCTCCTCCAACTTGCCGATGCGGTTCTTGTCGGGAACCATCCGGCCGTCGGCATGAGGTATATCGGGGACATAGAGATTGAAGATCACCACGCCCGTTTGTACCTGTTCATCAAGTCCTGCGAGGAACTTGACGATCAAATCCTCCGTCGTGGCATTGGCAGGGCGCATTTCGGGTCGGTAAACCTTTCCTTTGATGGCCTTTCCGAGGTCGCTATTCTTGACGAAAGAATAGAAATCCCGCTCAATCTGCATCTCCGTTTTTATCATCTCGCTATTCGATTAGACCGTTGAGTAATTTCTTGGCAAGCGATTCGGCTTTCAACTCGGCGGAGGTGAGAACGTCCTTGTGGTGGACTGCTTCGACATACGCGGCGTATTTCATGCCTGCGCAGACGATCAGAACCACGCCCCACGGAAATTTCGCTTGCAGACTTTGGAGCAATGCTTCGGCGGCGGGCGGGCCGGCTTCGCCGTTGCCATCCTTGCCGCTGTATTGCTTCGAGGCTCCCGTCACGACGGGCTTCCCGTCCACAAGCACCACATAGCCTATTGATGACCTCAAATTGCCGGTAATATCGTTGTAGCTGCCACTCTCGCGGGCGATTCGTATGCACTCCTCCCCGATGAAAGAGAGTTGCTTCACGAGCAAGGCGACGATGTCTTTCATCTTGGCCTGCAATCCGGCTTTCAGCTTGCGCATGTCCGTTTTGCTGACGATGACGCCCTTGTATTTGCCGTGCGAGGTAGCGACTTTCGCCATATCACACCACGATTTGAGTTCTGCCTACGGTGGTGAGAGGTTCGGCGTTCATCACGCGGTATTCGCCGAGATTTTCGCCCATCCTTTCGAGTTTCACCCGATTGTAGGGGAAAGGGATGCACTCAACAAGGATCGTAAACGAAGCCTGCCGAAATTCGCCGTCTTCGTAACGCCCTTTGCGGTTATCGCTGTTGGTCTTGATGGAGCAGGGGATAGCCTCGCTCCATGCGGATTGTGCCTTGATAGGCTCGCCCCATTCGTCGATACCGCCCTCGGTGAGTATCTCGTAGCGCAATGTGCCGTTGTATCTCATATCACCATAGATGCGTGCCGTCCTCGATCACGCGCATATAGTCGGAAAGAACCTCATCCGCATTGAGACCATAATAGCCGCACCAAATCGAAAGGCTCTGTTTGAGGGCTTCCTCGCTCATTACGGAGGTCGATACGCCGTTCTCGGAGCGGCTGTTTTCGACATATCCGATGACAAGGCGGGCGGCAACCCGAAAGATCATAGGGTCTTTCGGGGTCGCCTCGGCCTTTGCGTCGATGCCCTCGTTGAAGAGCGCAAATTCGATGGTCGCGTTATCAGGATAGAATGTGTTTGCTATCGCATTGCACAAACTCCTCGTTGCGGTAAGGTTATCCACGGCTACTGCTGCGTTTTGAGGGTGTAGATGCCGTTCATTTCCGTAATTACGGGCAACGAGAGCGATTCGGCCTTGGTGAACTCAACGCCGTTGCTACCCTGCGTTTCGCCCACGCCCCATTGCGAGACGCGGATACGCCCGTAGTTGGAGTACGCTACTCCGGCCTCCTGTTTCAGCTCGTTGTTCGCCCATGCGTTTTTGACGATGCCGAGCTTGCCGTCGGGAATGAAAACCATGTTCTTCTCGTTCCACGGCGTATAGGGGACGCGGAGTTTGCCTTTCTGAATGCGAACCTGACGGCGGATAGGCTCGAAAACAGGGTAGCTGTTCTCCTGCATATAGGCGTTCAGGTCTTTCAGTTGCACGATCTTCGCAGATTTGTCGGTTCCCCAGATCATCTGCTTGATCTTCTTGCTGCGGCACATGTAGGAGATGCGCGACGGAGCGCAGAGGATTTTGCCGAATACGGTTTTGTCCTGTGCGGCGTCGATGATGCCCTGCACGTCCTCGAAGCAGTCCACCGTGTCGAGATTGGCATCCGTCCACGGGGTTTTGGACGACGCGATATTCTCGGCGGGCTGGTTGAAGTTGATCGTGCCGCGCACGCCACCTTCGGGGTTGATGTTGTCGTCGAGTTCGACGATACCCTCGTTCGAGAGCGGGCGCAGGAACAGGATGTCGAGCTTTGCGAGAACGGAACTTACGACCGTCGTCGAACTGCCCCACATCAGTTTGATGAGCTGCTCCGTCTTTGCCTTGTCGGGGAGCGACTTGCTGTCGAGGATTTGCAGAACCTTACGATAGTCCTGAATCGTCATCGGCAGCGTTACGGCATGATTGAGGATGCGCTCTTTCACGGTTTCCAGTCCCTCAGTACCGAGGATAGCCTCTTTCGACTGGTCGCCGATGGTCGGTGCGGCTACCGTGATGTTGTACTGACCGATGATCTCCTCGAAGTCGAGGCCGATAGTCGGGGTGTCCCAGTCGAGGAAACGCTCGAAGATTACGTTGTCGAAAAGCTGCTTGTGTAGTTTCGAGGCGGCATCGAAGCGAGCCTGTACGTGCTGCGTCAATGCGCCAAAGATTGAACTATAAAGAATTTCGGGCATGATCGTTACTGTTTAATGAACAGAATGTTCGGGTTTGCTTTGAGGCAGACCTTGCCGGGATTGATGAGCCAGTCTTCCAGCAGCGGGAAGTTCAGGCTCGGATAGAGGACTACCGCCTCGTATGCGGCATCAATCGTCGGGAGGCCCTTTCCGGTGAACTCCTTGACCGCGCCGACAACCATGTTCGGCGTGTAGAGAGGTGCGGCGGGGACGGCTTCATTGTCGCCCTCGGCGGCCGCTGCTGCCGATGCTTCAACGAGGATGTCGCCCTCGGCCAGCCCTGCGATGGCGGATGCGAACGTAAGAACATCGTACTCGGCATTGGCCGTGTCGATGGACTTGATGATCGGGGATTTGTCGGTTACTCCGAGTTTCATCACCACGTCGCCTGCGACGAAGTAATGACCTTTGGCGATGCGGGGCGCGGTGGTCGTGCCTCCTGCGAGAACCTTGGCGGTCTTGCAAACGGCGGCACTCATCGCCTCGAAATCGACATGGATAGGAGTTCCCCGATGCAACACCGTTCCGACGGGGAAGTTCTGCACCGGCTTGAAGCCGCCCGGCAGAATCTTGCACTCGCCGCGCCAAATTTCGGGCGTGTGGCCCGATAGCTGCGTTTTCTTGAAATCAATAGCCATTGTTGCAATCAATTTTAAGGGGTGAATGATACGGAGCTGTTACTTGTTGGGAAGACTTTCGGCCCAAGCTTTGGCGGCAGCTTCCATAGCCTCCTTGCTACTTCCCGTTTCATGCGCCTGCTCCTTGGGCATGAGGTTGTTGGTGACTAACTCCTGCTTGTAATCCGCCAACTCCTTATCGAGGTCTGCATCTTCTGCGAATGAGACTCGCTTCATCAGGTAGTCGGGAATTCCGAGCTTTTTAGCCTTTGCCGAGATTTCGGCCTGTCGCGTAGTTTTTGCCTTTTCCGCTTTGAGAGCGGCGTTCTCGGTTTCGAGATCGGTCAACTTCTTTTGGAAAGGCTTGAACCATTCGGGGGCCTCATCATCGTTTCCGCCCTCATCTTCGCCCTCGTCGTTGGATTGCGGTTTCTTTGATTGCGGTTTCGGACGTTGCGTCTTCCTCGTGATCTCCCCCTGCATTGCCTTTGCATAGGGCACGAGCGAATCCACTTTCGCGGCGATGTCTTCGTCCGAGGCATCGTCGGCAAGACCCTCCGCCCCGATCTCTACGAGGTCGTCGAGTGCCTTGTCAGTCAGTCCCATATCCTTGCATTTTTCGGATAAGAGCTTGCGAAATTTCTTTTTCATAGTCGAAAAAAATTGTTAAAACGTATCGTTACGGACAAAGGTAATGAAAAATATCTATTAGGTATCTAAAATTTCAACAAAAATTATCTGTGTGGTTATGATATAGTTATCCGTAAATACGCGTTTTTGGCTGATTTTGAGCGCATTTTTCTGCGAAAAAAGTTGCTTACTATAATAGTTGGCTATATATTTGCATCATCAAACAGATACTTAATAAGTAATAAATAACGACCAAAATTTATAATAGGCTATGACACGAGAAGAGTTTACCGAAAGAGTTGGCTTGAATGTATCGGACGGAATTTTTGAGGTATGGAACGGGGTGTATATGTCCTCGGATAAGGACAAGGACGAGTTCTGCAAACCATTCGCCACCAAGAAAGGGCATCTCGATCTTTCCCGGTCAATGGTGATCGAAATCGCCGAATTGAAGAAAAAGATCAGAGTGCAAAAAGAGAGCTATGATCGGCAGGTAGAACTCGCAACGTCCTATCAGGATAAGTATTACGCGGAAAAGGCCAAGCACGATGAGTTTTACAAGAAATATGCGGAAGAGTGCGAAAAGCGATACGCTCTCGAAAGAAAGCTCGAACAGATAATGAACCTAATCAACGCATAATCATGGATAAAGCAAGACAGGCCAAGGCGGAAAGCCTGCATGAATGGAAGTCCCAAATGGCGGACTTCCTCCTCGAAAGAGCGCAGAAATTCGGCGACATTACCCTCCATATCAAAGCGGCCGATTTGATTGGCATGAAAGAGGTGATCCGTCGGAAAATCATCAAGGGCCTGCCCTTGTGGGAGGTCGATAGGGTTTGGTTGAAAAATAATCTCAAATAATCGCAAGTATGGAAAAGATCAAAATCAAGCATGTAGGATTCGATTCATGGGATCGGGAGGTATTCCAAACGCAGAAAGGGACGTATGTCGTGGATATAAGTTTGGACTATTCGCATCAGAATATGAGGCTCTGCACGAAGAACAACAACGAGTTCGACGGGGAACCGGACACGGCCCTCAAAACCGACGCATTCGAGATCGTCGATGATTTCGAGGCCGAGCAATAATCGCAAACCTTAAAAATTCAACTCAACAATGGCAAATTCAATCAACGTAAACGGGTGTTCCGTCTGCCAGCCGGGGCGAGAGAACTACACAAGTTTCACGGCCAAAATCGGCCGGAAAACGGTCAAAAGATGGCAATACGACTACCGCACGGAGAGCGGCGAGCTTTTCTCCTGCGTCGGGGTATCCCTCGATAGCTGCCGCGCAAAGCGGGATTTATGGCTCTCTCAAAAGCAGTAGGATCATGGCAACGAAAAAGACGGCAAGAACCTACGAGGTTACGGTCGATATGACGTGGTCGCAGTCCTATACGGTCAAAGCCAAAACGGCGGCCGAGGCCCGGCGCAAGGCATGGGGAAAATTCAAACGGCGTCCTCCGAAATCCTGCTTTACGCTCATGGAGGACAGAATCGACGAATAATAATCAACGCAACAGATATGGAAGAGAAAGATATTAAGACGGTCAAGACCACGCGGGGCGAACTCCGATACTATCGGGATTGGGGTAATTACGACGGGGGTGTTGTAATGCTGAACGCCCAAACTATCGACCGCTACAAGGCGATCAAGAACGAGCATCCCGATGCTGATAAATGCGGGGTTTTCTTCGCTTTTAGCAGAGAACAGTTCGCCGAGGGATACAAGCATTTGGTAGAACTCGGACACATCAAAGACGGCGATAAAATATGCCAAGATAAGGACACGGGAGCTTTCGGTACAAAGGACGGACTTGCGGCATTCTTCAAGTTCTACGACGATAGCCGGGCGGCTATCCCGAAAGAATGCGATCCGCAGGAGGTTTATTTCTACGAATACAATAACCACGAGTGCATGATCGCATGGGATGGTGATAAAGAAGCCTATGACCTTATCGTCGGGTATTGGGGTGAGGAAGTAGCAAAGACTATTGAACGATTATAAATTAAAATTCAACGCATTATGGAAACGACATTGAACAACAAATTTTTCGACTTCGAGAAAGCAAAGGTGCAGACCCTCTCCCTCGATCAACTGGCGCGAACCCACAAGGAGAACGACATCTACGGCAAGCCGCTACGGGGCATTTACCACTATGATTTGCTGAATCAGATTATCGGCATGTGCAACGCGCAGAATTATGATGTCGAGGTTTACGACCTCTTTGCAGCGCAGAATAAAGACCGCAATACTCCGGGTGTCGTCCTCTTGCCGCAGGTAGAGGCCCAATACGGAGAGCGGGCCGTCGAAGCGCATATCCTCCGTCGGGTATTCGCCAACATTCGCATCACGAATTTCGATGATGCAGATCATACGACCAATCTTGCCGTCGCATTTCATCAGAAAGGAATACAGGTCGGATTCGGCAATATGGTGATGATCTGCCACAACCAATGTATGCTCTGCGCGGATCAATATATCTCGACCTATTCGGAGAAAGGACAGGGACGGGGCAATGGCGTAACGATTCCCGAAATCCTCGACATCGTGAAGTCATGGATCGTCGATGCCCGCCGAATCGTCGTTACCGAGCGGGAGAAGATCGAGCGGATGAAGCAAATCCCTATCGACGCGCAGCAGATGTTTACGTTGATCGGGATGCTGACCGCCCTCCGCGTTAAATGCGATACTCATATCGCAGAAATCAGGGAGAACCGCACCTATCCGCTCAATCAGTCGCAAATCTCGCGGCTTACCGAGGATATGATGTATCGCTACTATCAGAACGGCAAGGTCACGGTATGGGATTTATACAACGGCGCAACGGAGTTGTATAAAGCCGATACGATGGATATTCCGGCCCTTTTGCCGCAGAACAGGGCGATGGTCGGGTTCTTGTCGGAGCAATTCGGAATTTAGCCATGTATCTCGATGCAACGTGCGAGGGTCTCCCGTCTTCAAAATGGGAGGCCCTTATGAAAGGTGCAAGGAGGGTCAGTTATAGGATGCTGGTATCGCGCGTCAAAAGCGAAATTCCGGAGTTGTATCGTGCGTTGGCTTTGAACCTATACAATCCGTGGGCGGATCAATGCAGGCAGACCGCCACGCATTTTATCCTCGTGCATTCGGCGATAGAGTATTTTATCCACAAATAGGGTGCAACGATGTTTGATGCGGGTATTGTCCTGAATATCGGTCTTATATATCGACGGGGTGCAATGGGTACAGCAACGACCCCTGCAACGACGGGTGCAACGATCCCTGCACAGAAGATAAGAATATATAGATATATTAAAAAGATAGAGGGGAAGTTTTTTCGATGCAAAATTATAGGATCAACCATCGGGCAAGACCCTCGTAAATTCATCCTTTGAAAAAGAAAAAAGTTCCGCGAAAAAAGAAAAATGAAAATGCCGCCAATTTTCGAATATCTGCGGTCGGGTCGGTAGATTGATCGATTCTTGCGCGAAAGCGTGGCAGAACGCCGGAAAAGCGGTAAATTTGCACAAGTATTGGATTATGGAAGCAAAGAAGATAGTGCATTTGCAGTTCAAGGAGCCGTACAACGGCGAAACCGACTTCTACTTCGGTTCCCTGAAAGCGATCTACGATACCGTTCCTGTCGGGGCGGTCGGCATCACATACAAGTCCCTCACCAATGCGACGAGGGGCAGAAGCGAATACGAGAACAAGAAAGTCCTCATCCGCATCGGTCAAATCCAGCGCAAGACGAGAGGACGGTCATTAAAATCGGAGTGCGATGGATAGCAAAGTATATCGGCTGACCTATGTTGCGGATTCATACGATCTCGTTACGCATCTGTATTTCGTCGATAGAGCGAAAGCGGAGGCTATGTATCGTGAAAAGCTGGCAAAGGTTTCATTTTACCGAAATGGCTATATCTACCTACATTCGATGAAAGAGGATGCCGACGGGGTGCTGGATATAGACGAAGTGATAGATTCTAAAAATTTTTGATATGATAGGTGCGATAATTGGCGACATAGTAGGTTCTCGATTCGAGTTCAACAATACGCGGGATAAGAATTTCGCGCTATTCTCCCCGGAATGCAGTTTCACCGACGACACGATATGCACGGTTGCGGTAGCCGATGCAATTCTGCGAGGGGAAGACTATCGGACGAGCATCCTGCGCTGGTGCAGGAAATACCCTAATCCGATGGGTGCATACGGGGCGTCTTTCGCCTTGTGGCTCAATTCTCCCGATCCGCAGCCCTACAACAGTTTCGGCAATGGTGCGGCGATGCGGGTCAGTCCTGTTGCGTGGGCGTTCGATAATGTGCAACAATGCGAACGAGAGGCTATTGCAACAGCTACCATAAGCCATAATCATCCCGAAGGTATTATTGGGGCCTGTGCGGTTGCTTTTTTGATCAGATCGTATATTCGGGCAAATAAGTACGGCTACAACAATGTTGATTCCGCGGAGAAATTTGCCCGTAGATATTACGGTAGTGATTGGGAGCAGAATCTCATTCCGAGAGGCATATTTGATGAAACGTGTCAGGGATGTGTGCCGCTGGCCTTTCATATCATCAAAGAGAGCGATTCATTCGAGGATGCAATTCGTAAGGCCATTCTCTACGGCGGTGACAGCGATACGCTTGGAGCTATCGTCGGGTCACTTGCCGAGGCTCGTTTTGGCATTGATCCTGCAATAATTCAGACCGCAATGAGCTATCTGCCGGAAGATATGCAGAACGTCATTCGGAAATTTAATGCAACCTACCGATGAAAGAATCAGATTTACTGCAATACTGCCACTACTATAAGGGCGAGCGGGAGAACCCATACGAGGGGAAAGAGCCGGGAAAATCCATTTTTTGGTTCTACGAGCAATGTTGGGTTAAGTTTATGCTTGATGATAATGATAAATATATTGCCAATATAAGCCAAGAATATGAAGCGTATGGACTTACTGACTTTGAAAAAATAGACGGTACGCCTGAATCCTTGAAAGCCTTGTTATTCAATCGTTATGCCCATTGGCAGTCAGCAAATATTAGTGGATTTAAGCGATGGTATATTGAGAATTATCGAAACGATATAATGTAAAAATTATGAGTAGGAAAGATAATATTAAAAAATATTATAGTTGGCCCAGCGGGCAAAAGAAAATACGCTCTTATGAGGATTGGGAGGCTATTTTCAGTAATGAGGAAAAATTAAAAAACCATAAATTCTCAAGCCAAGCCGAGCAAGAGGAGTTTGCATGGTGGTGTGAATCATCTGGTAATTTTTCATTTTGCGCTGATCCGACTGCATGGCAATGCGAATACCTATGCGATACATGCCTTAATAACTTAACTGATGGATGTGATGTCTTCCATGAGGATGATAGAGAGTTAGAAATTAGGCTTATACATGAGGCGCAATCGACAGCCAAATGTCAATTTTATATCAAAAAGCAACCGGATTAACTCCTAAACGATTAGAGGTTGATTTATGACAATCAGCCTCTAATCAAATCATTTCGTCATTCTGCATCTAATTGTTATATAATCTCTGTTAAGGGATGCAGATATAAAATTCAGTTTTGTAGAACGTCCAAATACCACTTCACTCTCGATGTAATTATTTGAGAAGTACATCGGAGTGTGAGGCGGAACTTCTATTTCAATTTTGATAGGCAAATGGGTAAATACATTCTGTAATTCATTCGTACTTGCTGAAAGAAATGAGGGGTCAGCGTTAATTATACCATTTCCTGTTTTTATTGATTTCAATATCTCTGAATTAGTTGAGGTTGTGATCTTACTCTTAAAGATGCTTTTTAACGCATTATATCCTACATATCTCGTGACTCTCATGGGGAATGGAAGAGAAAATTCTCCGATCTTTTTATCGAGAAGTTGAATAGTTTTAATATCGTCAGCAGTAGCACCATTGGCCTCTAATGTTGCTATTGCTTTTGCATCAAGATGGCCAACCACTTTGGTCTTTCTAAAATCCTTATTTATTTGGAAACTGTTTCCGGTTTTAATATAGCCCGATGCGCCCCATCGTCCTATACCCTCATTCCTATGATTCCATAACTGGTCATGTTCGGATTTGGTTTCTACTTTCAAAGCATCATATAGGTATTTATGTTGATCGCCTTGTAGGTGTATAAAACCTTTATCTACGACAACATCTCTTTCGTTTATTGAAACACCGATTTTCTTGCAGTAAGCGATAAAATCTTTCTTTGTTTCTGCATCAGATTTTGGATTAAATGCAGACGTTAGTTTTTTAGCTTGATAAGCTCTTTTTGCTTGAAGTTCTACGGCTTTATCCTTAATAAGTGTCGCTTTGCTCTTCAAAACAGATATATCGGCATGGTTATCTATAAATAAAGCATTAAATTCGGAAATAAGTTGTTTTGCGATGTTACTTTTGGAGGTATTCAATAGAGCTAACTCACTTGATATATCATTCTTGACTTGGAACATCTGCAACTTATGCTCAACATCAGATAAACGACGCTTGTAGGCATCTCGTGCAATTTCCCATGTCGCATACTTTCGTCCTTTGGTCTCCATCCAACTAATCTCATAGGAGAGTTTCTTTTTGAGGTCTTGCAGATTTATCTCATCGGCAAAATCCCACGAAAAACGATTAAATACTTTTTGAATAGAATTATATGCGTTTCGTAACTCTGCAAGAGTAAATATCTGATGTTGTTTGTGTGCGTCTGGGATGATGTCGGCGAGAGCCTGCTCCGCTTTCTTGGCGGCGAGGATGGCCTGCGCCACTTTCTTGGTCTCGGTCTGCATGGCCGACAGGTCGCCCGCGTCGATGTACTTTTGCAGGGCGGAGTAATCGACCTCGCCATAATCCCCGGCGACTTTGGCGATGTTGCTTGCCGCCGTCTTGATCTGCTGGTGCTTCTTCTGCCGTTCGGCCCACGCATTACGGATTGCCGCTTCCTGTTCGGGCGTTCGGGCCTCATGGCGTAATGCCGCCTTTTCTGCGATTGTAAGCTCTTTCGGTTTCGGATTGAGTATCTCATCAATCGCCGCAGAGTTATTGCGAATAAAGTAGGGTTCCGTGCCTCTACTGCGGGATGCAAGGATATTCTCCTTATTGTCTCGCACCCAATGCTTGAAATTTGCCGGATATTCGGTGATCTGCTTGCCTCGCGGGGTGTATTTCTCGCCTTTGAGGAATGCCGCCGTAACTTTCGCCATCTCCTCCTCGTCCATCAAAATAGGCGTTGCAAAGCAGAAACATTGGGCATGCCATCCGTCGAATACGAAATCCTTTGGGTAGTCGCCTTGAAGTTTATCGCAAATATCCGGTCGGGGGTGGTTCTTCGATAGCTGGATGCGCTGACCGAGGACGAAATCCATCTGCTGCCACCGCTCATTGTCGGCGCGGCGGTAGGCGATGTTTGTCTCTGACCTCGCAACGCGCATGGCATTCTTGGCCGAGGATTTGTAAACGCCCGATCCGGTTTTGTAGTCGCTACGGTCGTAGTCGATCCATCGGTATTTGCCCGTTTTCTCGTCCTTGATGCGCTTTTTCCACTTCCGCCCGTAGATAGGCTTGCCCTGCTCGTCTTCGCCTTTCTTGAAGCGGAAACGGCGGAACATCAGGTCGGGGTCGTTCAGGTATTGCCGGACTTTGCGGGATATGGATTGCGCCGAATCTCCCTCGCCGATGGCGACGGTCATGGCGATCTCCATTTCATCGCGGAGCTGCTGAACCGACTGCCATATCCGTTTTGAGAGATTGAGGCCGTTCTCCGTTCGGTTGGCGAAAGCATTCATCGCCGCCATATTGCGGTTGTTCCATGCGCTGAACTCCGGGCTGGACAACACCTTTTTGCCGAAGCAGGAGGCTATGAGTTTGTCGCATTCGACGTTTGCCTGTTCCCATTCGAGGGTAATGCCCTTGCGGATCGCCGTCGTTACCACCGAATGCAGTTGCCGGAGCAATGCCTCGACTTTCTTTTGGATTCGCATATTATCCCCGTCGAAAGAGTACATGACGCCCTCGTCCAGCGTCGGCACGGATTTATTGAGAGCAAGGATTTCATTCACCGTTGCGGCGAATAGCTGCCTTACTTTCTCGGCGTAAGCCTCCGTGCGCTGGATACGCTTGATGGTTTCCGCTTTCGGGTCAGGAGAATATGCTTTTTTTGCCATTTGCTACCTATTTCTTCTGTTTCTGTTGCTGCTTTTTCTTCGGATCATCGTCATCTCCGTTTTCATCATCGTCAGGGGCGTCGTCGCCGTCCGATGCGGATTGCGGGCCTGCACCCGTGATGTCGCCGAATATCTGTTGCTGCTTCTGCTCCCGTTCCTCCTCTTCGGCTTTCAGACGCTCCATTTCGAGCTTCTTATCCTTGACGAGAGGGTTCAGTTCTACACCGGTTTCGGTCGCCATGATACCGCCGTCGAGGCTCTTGATGATATTTTCGAGGGCTTCCGCGATGTCGTCCCCGAACGGCTCTTGGAACTCATGCCCGATTTTCAGATTCTCGCACTCGGTTTTCAGATGCACATCGAGGACGTTGCCGATGATGGCCGTGATGAGCGAAGAGGTGCGGGATAACAGCTCGTCGTGGGTTTCCTTGTGCTTGGCCGCCTTGATGTCGGCAAGCAACATCACCGTCCGCAGGGCCTTTCCCGATAGATTGCTCAACGATTTTAGCGTGTCGAGCGAAATATTCGGGGTGAACGACTTGGAAAGGATATGATTCTGCAACCATTCGATTTCCTGTTTCTTGCTTTCCGGCGCACTATCCCATGTCAGGTACTTCGCTGCCTTATCCACGCCCTCGGAATCGTTCGTCACGAGCAGTTTCGCCGCCTCTTTCTTCTCCGGCATGTTCTTGATAAGGTCGGCGGCCATGATGGCGATAGGATCGGCGAAATAGTCGTTTGTATCGGCAGAGCGCGATCCGATCAATTCCTCACGATGGATAAGCGGCTCGACGCCTTTCCACTCTTTGTCCTGCTGGAAGAGGATGATCGGAATCTTGCCTATGAAATTCGTCTCCTCGACGACCTCCCACCCGATGCTCTTCCGCGTGCAACGATAGATGATGTTCGGGGTGTAGATGTCGAAGTGATAGACGAGGCTGTTTTCCTGCTCCCGTACATAGTAGCCCCATGCTACGGAAATCAGATTCTCGTATTGATCCCAGCGCGTGTAAATCTCATCTCCCTTGCTCTTGGCAAGCACTCGAATCTGAACGTCCGGCGCGTCGTTCGCATCGCGGAAAACGCGGAAAAGCATCGCACTTTCGGTCTCCGATCCGGCGATACGCTTGCATTGGCGGAGTTTGCTGTTGAAGTGAGTGTGCTCGATGACATCCTGAAATTTTTGGAACGCTCGGTCTGTCCCTGTGGATTGCTGCGTCCATTTCACCGGACGGCCGTAGAGGAATACGAGGGCGATTTCATTGATGTAAACCTGATAAGGGATCGGTAGCTTCCATACCGGCTCGAATCGGATGAAATTTCCCTTTTTGTCGGTGATGATCTTGTCCTCCCGCTTCATGATTTCATGGGAGGTTACTTCATACTCTTTGAGCGCGGCAATCGCCATATCCATACGGTTGCCCATGCGCTCCTTGACCGCCGAAATATCTTTGGCGGCCAACAGCTTCTCAAACTCCTGATTTCGTCCTACAAGAGCATTGAGATAATTGCGAAACAAATCAAATAGCATCATATCCTTAAATTTTTGGTTTACATCCCTAAACTCGACTTACTCAATACGTCGTAGTCTATATCGTCGTCCTCGTCATACAGGTCGTTGATCGCATATCCGAGAATATCGACGAACTCGTCGTGCGGCTGGCTCGGAAATCCGCATACTTCATCGAGAAAATCGTCGTTCCATGATCCCTCGACGATGAACACCCGTCCGCACTCCACACGCGGCGAAACGGCCCGCAATCGTACCTCCTTGTCATCGGTCGGCGTGGGTGTCCGCTTGACATTGAGGGTCGAAATTTCTTGAAGCATCTGTACCACGCTCTCGCCGTTGGCTTTCGGCTCGACATGGAGCTTGCTCTCGGAATTGCCGTCATGTGCCGCGATGTATTGAGGCAGAAACCGCAATAGGTCGGGCATCTCCTTATACACTTTCTGCGCGTCGATCAGATAGATGTAATTCCTGATCCGGCAGGCTGCCAGTACGCCGCTGGGGTCGTTATCTTGTCCCTTTTTCTTCTTGTTATAGGCCGTATCGAGGTAGAAGTGTATCGGCTCGTTGAACCGCAGCGACCGGAACTCTGCCAGCGAGATCGTGCGGAACCAATCCCTTTTCACGATATTGCCGCCCTCGATGGTCGGGTGCTGCTGATACAGGGCATTGAACTCGCGCGGGGCGCGGGCTTTCTGCTTCTGCAACTTCTCGATGGAGTGGCGCGACGGCCACAATGCGTCGCCGATATGCCGTTCGCTCAATCCTCCGTCGTATTCCTGCTCGCAGATCGCAGGGATGGCGAGTACCGTCCACTCCTGCGGCTCGGCTTTGAGGATGCGTCCGGCGAGGTCGTCCTCATGCCATCGCGTCATGATGAAGAGTTGCCGCGAATTATTGTGCAGACGGGTCGAAAGGACGGTGTTGTACCAATCCCACACCCGCTGTCGGTAAGTGATGGAGTTTGCCTCGTTTGCATCCTTTACCGGGTCGTCGATGATTGCAATATCGACGGGTGTACCTGTCAAAGAACCTCCTACGCCGACCGCTTTGTAAAACCCCCGATGGCCGACCATTTCGAAAAGGTCAATATTTCTCAAATACCCCCGCGAATCCGTGCGGATATTCGAGCCGTTGAGATAGGTTTCGGGGAATATCGCCTGATACTCCTTGCTGTCTATCGTCCTCTGAATTGAGCGCGAAAATTGTTGCGCGAGGTCGGAGGAGTAGGAACAGCCGACAATTTTCAGGTCGGGGTTTTGTCCGAGTGCCCATGCGGGGAAATTGCGGGAGATGATTTCCGATTTTCCGTGCTGCGGGGGCATGAAAACCATCAGGTTCTTGATCTTGCCCTCCAACAGCATTTGGCAATGATCCGCGATGAGCTTATGGAACCACTCTAACTCATATTTCGGATTGCTATAACCGAGGAAACGCGAAAAGGAGGTCGGAGCTTCGAGTTTCAACTTCTCGCGCTTCAACCTCATCAACTGTTCGCGTACCTCGATTGTAGATGATCTCATTATTTATCCGCCTTATCCTCAAACTTTTCAAGTCGTGCGATTTCTGCATTGATTTCATCGAGTGTCATCGGTTTTTCGTCGTCCTTTTTGAGCATTATATCGTTGCGCTGCCTGTTCTGATAGTGTTCGGGATCGAGATTCGTCAGGAGGAAAATCGCGGCTCCGATATTCGGTTGCACATGGATTTTCTTCCTCTTCATCTTGAACGGAGTCGGCTGTCCGTCCGCTCCGACGCGGAACTCCTGCTCGGTTTCCTCATGCTCATACCCTTTGGCGGCTTTGGATAGCGAGATGGCGAGATCGTGGGTGAGGTTCTGTTTGAAAACCTCCTTTGCCCGCTCGATGACCTCTTTGAACTGCGGTTTGCCTTTCATCCATAGGCGGTAGGTCTTTTCGTCGATCCCCATCTCGCGGACAAACTCTTTCAGCTTCGCTCCGCCGTAGTCGATCAGGCCGTGAGCGGCTACCCATGCCTCGCACTCCTCGATTTTGGCCGCATTGTATTTAGCCATTGCTGTTCAGGTCTATGAGTTTGTAAAATTCCTTGCGTAGGTCGGAGTTTAGGTTGAAGACGCCCGTAAAATGCGCTACGGACATCTTGCCGTCATTCCGCACTCCTCGCATCGTCTTGCACAGGTGTTGCCCTTTCATCACGATAGCGAAGCCGAGAGCCTCGTTATTCAGAGCCTCGGAAAGCATCTGCACGATGTCCCGCGCCAGCCGCTCCTGCAACTGCAAGCGGGCGGCGCAATAGCCGACCACGCGGGCGACTTTGCTGATGCCGAGGATGCGTCCTTTCGGGCTGGGAATGTAGGCGAAGTAATACCGGCCGAAGAACGGCAGGATATGATGCTCGCACATCGAATAGTAGTCGCCGCAGTCGAATACAATATCCGACATGCCCTCCTCATTGGCGAATGTGGTGATCTTCGGCTTCTGCGCCGGATCGTAGCCTCGGAATATCTCTTTCCACATCCGCATAATGCGGTCGGGAGTACCGATCAGGCCCTCGCGGTCGGGGTCTTCGCCGATGGCGCGGATGAGCGTTTTCAGCGCACCGATAATATCTTCTGCGTTTGGAGTGATAGCTTCCATTTCGGGTGTGATTTGATGTAGTTGATAGTTGCCGCGAGGTTTTCCGCGTTCCGTGCCTCGTCCTTGAAATCGCAGGGCTGCAAGTAGTACTCTTTGGCCTCGATGCCGTCGTATGCCGTCATATCCTGACCTTGATATACGACTTTCAGCTCGTCGATGCGTTGGAGCCGCAGCTCGGCATGAGGGCAAAAGTCGAATTTCGGCGAGCAGGTGATCCAATCGACGGGGAGATAGCATTTGATCGGGATCGTGCCGTTGGTTTCCACCTGTACGAACTTGCCCGCTCCGTTGCGTAGTCGATGGATCAGCGATTGCGTGATCTGCAACATCGGTTCTCCTCCTGTAATCACGACGTGCGAGGTCGGAAAATCGGCGATTTGCCGCATGATCTCCTCTTCGGTGAGGTCTTGGTAGGGCTGATGCTCCGTATCGCAGAAATCGCATCGGAGATTGCATCCAGCAAGGCGAATAAAGATCGCCGGAGTGCCGGTATAGCGGCCCTCGCCTTGAATCGAGTAGAAAATTTCGTTTACTCTCATAGTGCGCCCTCCTCGTCTTTGCTGGTGTCCGAGACATAGATTGCGACGTTGCCCTCGCTTTCCTGCACCGTCGCCTTGTAGCATTCGGGAATCTGCTCGACGATCCATCGGGCAATGTTCTCGGCCGTCGGATTGAACGGCAGCAGCTTGTTGAAGTTACCGTGATCGAGGTAGCCGTGAATCTTGTCCTTGATCCGCTTGAAATCGCAGACCATTCCGTCGGCATTCAGTTTTTTTGCCTTGCAGAACACCGTTACGACCCAATTATGGCCGTGTAACTGCTGGCATTGGCTTTTGTAGGAGAGGGTCAGCCGATGGCTTCCCGCGATCTCCATTCTTTTTGAAACGTAATACATTGCTATACTTCTTGATATTTGCGAGTTAAGAGGTAGAAAAACGGCGTGTCGCATAGAGCCAACCCCGCTTTGAGCAGGTATTGCCCGATGACCATGCCGAGGACGAGCATCATGCCGCCCTCCTGCATGAACCATCCGAGACCGATGCCGAATGCGATTGAGATGTAAATCGCCGTGTCGATGATCTGTGAGGTCAGGGTCGATGCGTTGTTCCATATCCACCGCCGTTTGGGATTGCCGCTGAACCGATCTCGTATCTTGTGGAATATCCATACATCCCAGCTTTGGGAGCATAGATAGGCGACCAGCGACCCGAATACGAATACCGGCGTCTGACCGAGCAGCATCCGGTAGGCCCGTTGCATTTCCTCGTCATAGGCGGGGAGATACATCGTCAGGATAATCAGGACGAGGGCGACAAGTTGGGCGGCAAAACCCCTGATGACGGCCTTGTTTGCCTCTTTCTTGCCCCATATCTCGCCGATGACATCCGTACATAGGAAAGTCATGGCGTAGGTCAGAGCCGCGCCCGGAATGAGAATCGGAACCCCGCCGATATGGATGCCGGTATCGAGAACCTTGCTCGTGACGACGTTCGCCACGATCAGGCATACTACGAATACGACATTCAGCGTGATGAGATTGGCGTTACTCCGTTTCATACTCCGTCGTATCTTCGATTTCGGCGTCTCGGAGGGCTTCCTTGCGCTCGACGCATGTCCCGCACTTGCCGCAATGCTTTTCGCCGCCCTTGTAGCAGGAGTAGGTCGTGGAGTAGTCGAGACCGAGCCGTTTGCCGATGCGGGCGATGTCGGATTTCCTGATGCCTGTATAGGGCGCGTCGATCTGTACCCCGATGTAGGTGCCGTGCCGCATGGCCTCCGACATGGAATGCACGAATCCCGCGCGGCAATCGGGATAGATCGCATGGTCGCCGCCGTGATTGGCGATGAGTACCTTGCTCAACTTTCTGCTTTCGGCAAGCCCGCAGGCCACAGAAAGCATGATGCCATTGCGGAACGGCACGACGGTCGATTTCATGTTTTCGGCCTCGTAGTGTCCCTCCGGCACGGCGTCCGCGCCCTCCAAAAGCGAGGATTTGAAATACTGACCGATGAATGCGAGCGGGATGATGATGTGTTCGATGCCGAGCTGCTGGCAATGCCGCGCGGCGCACTCGGCCTCGCGCTTATTGTGGTTGCTCCCATAGTCGAACGTTACGGCCAATGCGATTTCCTCGACCTTTTCATGCAGGAGGGTGATGCTATCCATGCCTCCCGATACGATGATGACAGAATCTTTCATATCCTTGTTGCTTTTTAAGTAAGAATCGGAATTACAGGAATTTTTCGGCGTATCGGCTGAACTTGACCCACTCGTTGAAGTTGTTTACCGCGCCCTCTCTCGATTTGAGCCTGCATCCCTCTTTGCTCATCTGCTCCATCAATCCGGTGCGCGGGTTGAACTTGCAGATGTAGCCGCCGCGATTGCCGTAGAGCCATGCGGTGCTATCGACCGAATCGAACCGATACTTTTGCAGGTTGGCGACGGTGGTATATCCCAGCCCGTGAATCTTCGCCTTGTGCTTGTGGGCGGTGTTGATGAACCACGGAAACGCCGTCTCATAGACTTTGCGGGGAATTTCTTTCGTTACAATGCCTCCGATGGCGACATAGGGGTATTCCTCGCACATCTTGACGAAATATTCCTTGCCTCGGTTCTTGTGCCATACGGGGATGGGCTTCTTGCCCGTCATCCTTTCGAGCTTGTGCCGCAACCGCTCGACCTCCGCCAGCCCGACGACGCTGTCAATATCCAACTCGAAAAAGAGTTTTACGTCGAAGCGGTTGATGAAGTCGGCATACTCCGATACATAGGCATCCCAATCACAGCCGCCCTTGTGGGAACCGGCCATGAACGTATAAGCCCCGCTATCGAGCAGGAATGACCCGAAATGCCTGACGAGAGGCATGAAATCCTCGTTCTTCCGCAGGTAGTAGTAGCTTTCGAGGACATTGATACCTGATAGGGTGCTATCCCCGTCCCCGACGAAGAAGTCCGCTCCGTAGATGGATTCCCGCATTATTTTGTCCTTGTCGCCCGCGAGAAAGCTGTTCATCGCTTCGATGACTTCTTTGCGGCTGTTGGGCGATGCACAGTAAACTTTCATAACCTTTTGCCAAAATTCGCGGAGGTTGCCTGAAATTCCTCCGGCAAGAAATATCCTCATAGCATCCTTGTTAATCTCTTTAAGAGGTATTCTATTCAAATACTCTGAAATACAGGTCGTTAAATACCCCCCCCCGAATTTCCGAGACGTTCGCCGATCCAGCTCTCATACAAGCGGATCAGGATTATGCCCGGATAGGGATTGTTGCCTGCGAGATGGATTTTCATCACTTGATCTTGATGCCCTCGAACTCGCCCATGAGCGTTGCCTCGATACGGGATTTGATCTCCTCCTTTTGGTCGGCATACTCATCGGGAATCGAGACGGTGATCTTCTCGCCCTTGTCTTTCTCGGCCTCCTTGTCAAGCTTGTCGAAAAAGCTATCTACGTCGATCTCGCTTTCATTCATCGGCAGATCGAGGCCCCATGCGGCCAAAGCATCGGCGTCCCATTCGTTCGCCAGCATCGACCACTCCCACCGACCGAAGCCGGAGTTATCGAGAATCGTGTAGGCTTTCAGCTTTTCAATGGAGGTTTCTTTCGGGATGATGACGCACGGGGCATCCTTGTAGCCGAGGTCGAGCATGGCTCGATAGCGCATATTGCCGCCGATGATGATATACTTGCCGTTGTCGAGCGGATATACCAGCAGCATACGGTATTTCATCAGTTCGGGGTATGCCTGAATATCCTTTTTCAGAAGGTCGAGCTTCGTCTCCAATATCTCGCGGGGATTCGCGGGGAGGCCGTCGAGCTGACCCTCGTTCAGCTCCAACCGATCCAATTCCAGCGAGACGAAATCGGCGTCGATGGCTTTCAGAGGCTTGTTCTCTTTACTCATAACTGTTCATTTTTAAGATAGATACCACAAAGGTATAAAAATAGTACCTAATAGGTAGTTATTAAGGCAAAAAAATGAAGTTTACTTCAAATAAGCGTCGATTTCGGCCATGAACTCGTCAAAAGAGCGGCAGATGACATACTTGTATCCGGCCCATTCCGCCCGCTCCTGCCATGCCTTTTGCGATGGTTGCTGTCGGCCCGTCGGGGTCTTCATCTCAATACATAAGCCGTGAAACCGCTTTGCCGGGAACAGGAGCAGGAGGTCGGCGACGCCTTTCATCGTTCCCTCCGCTTTCATGATCGCCGCCTCGGATCGAAGCCGTGCGCCTCCGTTCGGTACGGCGAAGAGAAGCATAGCGAGCTGCGGGTATTTCATTCGGAACCAACGGACGCAGGTCTGCTGGATGATGCTTTCCTGATGCCTCATATCAATACCGAAAATCCGTGAAATGGATGATGACGCCGTGAAAAACTTTATCCCCTTTCGGGTGTCGGCCGAAGAACCACTCTTTGAAGTCGGTTGTATTCAGTCCGTCGTTTTTGGCGATTTCATAGCAGTCCGCGTCGATCCATTCTCGACCGTCGATGCGGGCCGTGATCGTATCGTTTTCGCTATGATAATGCAGCTCTATCCGCTGAATGCCGATAGGCTGGTCGAGGCTGGCAATCTCTACCTGCGGCGAGTTGTACGGACGTCCCGACCATTGGCGGATCGAGAGGCAATAGCCGCCCCGTTGCATCTTCTCCGCGATGGCGTTCCATTGGTCGAAATTGCCTCGGATGGTATGCAACTTACAGCCTGATGCGAGCTTTTCCTTGAAGCCAGTCGGCTGGCCTTTCCGGCTATGCGTCGTCGGGAACACCCGCGACAAGGTGATGACGATTTTCTTCTTTTCCATTTTTCGTGGTGTCGTTTGTTCCAAATGGAGGAAATTCGGGCATGTTTCGGTATCCATATCGAAGCATGCCATAATAAACGGAGCGGGCGGCAATTTACGCCGCTCCCATGCGCGGAAGAGATGATACCTCCGGCATTGGTCGCTCAACAGGCAGCAATAGCCGCTGCAATGAGCTATGTCTTTATTGTAGGTTGTTTCCATGATTCAAAACTTATTGCTATTTCGCGCGGAAATGCGGGTATTTTACATTATCTACTGTCGGCCTTAATGGTAATTGCGTCGCATCGGATTCGAGCGTATTCGCTGCCAAAA